CTGGCAGCGCGGCTGGCAAGTCCGGTGGAATCGACATCAACGCGGCCACAGAGAAAGCCTTGCAGAATAAGGCTGACGATCACAACGCTGCCATGACGAAAGAGAACCGACCAAACTGGACGCGAGTGCGCGTTGGTTCACTGAAGGCTGTCTATCGACGAGGCGCTGGTGCATACTCGACATCGCATCGTCCTGGAATCGGCAGAGCTCAATGGGCGATGGCCAGAGTTAATGCTTTTCTCTACCTAGCAAGAAGCGGCAGACCACGCAATGCCGCCTACGTTGGGGACAACGATCTTCTTCATAGCGATCATCCTCGTTATTCAAAAGAGAAGAAGGATCGCCAAGAAAGCTACACACCGACTGCAGCGATGCAGACAGAAGCGCGTCGGGGACTTGAGTGGCGCAAAGAATTTGGAAGGGGTGGCACCGCCGTAGGAGTAGCACGCGCAAGAGATATCGCCAACGGCAAAGACCTACCACTTGAGACAGTCAGAAGAATGGTTAGCTTCTTTGCACGTCACGAGGTGGACAAAGAGGCAGAAGGTTTCCGTCCTGGTGAAGATGGCTATCCATCGAACGGACGAATAGCCTGGGCATTATGGGGTGGCGATGCAGGTCGCTCCTGGGCGAATCGCATCTCGGAATCAAATCAAACTCGACTCGACCATGCTCGTCACATCTTGGCAATTCTTCGAGGTTTCAATATAGAATAAGGCTGTCGAAGATCACCATCGACCGACGGATGCAACACCTCATTGTGATGACACCTTGCACCGAGTCAGATCGATCACCATCTCGGTTCATCCATCCATCATTAGACTAGGAGAAAATCATGGCTAACGCCTTTCTTGAGTCTCTACGCGACAAGCGTGAGAACAAGACCTCCACTGTCGAGTCGATCATCAACCGCGCTGCCGAAGAGGAGCGCGACCTGACTGATGTTGAACTTGCCAACGTGGAGGCGCTCAATCTCGAAGTGAAGAAACTCGATGAGCGCATCGAACAAATGTCAGACATTGAACTTCGCAACGCCAAGGCAGCAGAGCTTGCAGCCAAGGTTGACGGAGCATCAGCACCGGAGAAGCGTCAGACCGCATCGGTCAAGGTCGTCTCTGAGGAGTTGACCTATGGAGAACGCAATGCGCAACACTTCTTGCAGGATGCTGTCAACGCACACTTCCGACGCGATTCGGAAGCGGAAGAGCGCATCGCACGTCATCAACGCGAAATGGCTGTTGAGTATCGTGCATCGTCCACCAGCTCCTTCGCTGGCCTCGTTGTTCCAGCCTATCTCACGACACTTTACGCTCCGCTGGCCAGGAGTGGCAGACCCTTTGCAGATGCTTGCCGGAAACATGAGTTGCCAAATCAAGGCATGTCGGTCGTCTTGTCACGCATTACGACTGGAACTTCTGTGGCTTATCAGACTTCTGAGAACACCGCGGCGACCTCAACGGATCCAGATGACACTACTCTGACAGTCGATGTCAACACCATCGCAGGCCAGAACTCAGTGTCGAAGCAAGCATTGCTTCGTGGATACAACATCGAGAACATCGTGTTGAGCGACCTCATCCGCGCTTATCACACCAAACTCGATGACGCTATCCTCAACGGATCAGGTGCCAACGGGCAACCTCTGGGCATCAACGGCATGACAACTGGCATCGTGGTCACTTACACCGCCACGACTGGCACTGTCGCAGGTGTCTTCCCAAAGATCGCAGACTGCATTCAACAAATTCAGTCAACTGTCTTTGCGAATCCAAACGCGATTATCATGCATCCACGACGCCTCGGGTTCTTCTTGAGCGGCTTGGATAGCAACAATCGTCCACTGGTCGTTCCAACGACTTACAACCCAGTGAATGCAATGGGTTCGGGTCTTGGCACACCGCCATACGGCACAAGCGGCTATTCATTGCTTGGCTTGCCAATCATCACTGACGCGAACGTCACGACCACTGCATCAACCGATCAGGATCGCATCTACGTTGTTGATCTCAACGAATGCCACCTGTTCGAAGAGGCAGGAGCACCAACGTATGTTCGCTTCGAAGAGCCTTCCGGCAAGGTCGCGATTAATTTCGTGCTCTTCGGAATGTCGGCCTTCACATCTCTGAGATACCCAGGAGCGATTGCACGCGTCCAGGGCACTGGTCTAGCAGCGCCAAGCTTCTAGCGAAGATGACTGTCGGTGGCGTGACACCTTTCCGCGCCACCGATGGTTATGACCATGATCGGCTTCTATATGATGAGAAGGTCATGTCCCGTCCCTGATATGACGCGCTCAAAGGAGGCCGATCATGGCTATAACTAACGGCTACGCAACACTGACCGAGATCAAAAACTTCTTGTCGATTCCAATCAGTGACACCGCAGATGACACCCTTCTCGAAGGCTTGGTCGAGTCTGCATCACGATCCATCGACAAAATCGCAAATCGTCGCTTCTATCTTGACAGCATCGCATCAGCTCGAAACTATCGCGCTTACTCGAACGTCTATGTCTTCGTCGATGATATCGGCACGACTAACGGCCTGGTTGTTAAAGTTGACGAAGATGGCGACGGCACATTCGAGAAAACTTTGACACTCAACACTGACTTCATCCTTGACCCGTTGACGGCCTCAGCACTTGGAAGACCTTTCACTCAGCTGACGATGGTGTCCAACACCACTACATTCCCAATCTTCCCTGGACTGTTTAGCAACGGCCTTCGTCCTGGTGTCGAAGTGACAGCCAGATATGGTTTCCCGTCCGTACCAGATGACATCAGCACCGCCTGCCTTATCTTGACGGCCGACTTATACAAGCGCAAAGACGCCCCAGGCGGCATTCTCGGTCTTGGCGATCTCGGTGCAGTACGCATGAGCGCGTTGGGTCGGGATGTCTCTAGCATCGTGCGCGCATACCGAAAAGAAGCGGTGGCATGATTCCGTCTGACGTTCGCGCTGGCCTACAAACGAGGCTTCAAACAATCACGAGCCTGCGAGTGCTGGACACTGTGCCAGATAGCGTCAACATCCCGACACAGGGCGCAGTCGCAGTCGTAGGAATGCTTGATCTCAACTTTGACTTTGCCATGAATCGTGGCAGCGATCAGGCCACTTGCAGCATTCTTGTCATCGTTGGTCGCATGAACGAAGCAACGGCACAAGATCGTCTTGATGGATATCTTGCATCAAGCGGAGCATCATCAATCAAGGCCGCCATCGAGGCTGACAAGACTCTAGGTGGAGCAATCTCCACACTTCGGGTCACGCAGGCGACTAGCGGTATGATTACCATCGCAAACATCGACTACATATCCTATCGATATGAAGTCACACTCATCGGCTGACCAAAAGGAGAAAATAACTCATGGCAATCTTCATGGGCAATCAGGTCGCGGTCGTGGTCGGCACGACGAACACGATCTCGACATTCGTTCAAAGCGTAAGTCTCAATCGAGAACTTGACGTTGTAGATATCACCGCAATGACGGACACTGTTGCAAACGCAATTTCAGGCGTAGAGCGTTCAAACGTGACACTCGAACTCTTCAATGACTTCGCGGCATCATCAGTCAACGCGCTCTTTGAGAATGCACTTGGCACAAAGCTCAACATCAAGCTCATTCCGGTCTCGGGCACTGTCTCAGCGACAAATCCTTCATATTCGATGTCGTGCTTGATCTCGAACTGGACACCAATCAACGGCACAATCGATGGCGTGGCAACCGCTTCCGTCACCTATCCAGTGACCGCCATTACCAAGGCAACTTCCTAACAACTGAATAGGGGACACCATGCATCAGATCAAGGTAGTAAAGAAGGACGGCAGCGAAGTCTTGTATGACCTAACTGCCAGCGCGCGTGTGGCCTTTGAAAGCCACTATCAGCAGGGGTGGCGCAAGCGCTTGGTCGAGCAACAGATGGAAAGAGACCTTTGGCACTTGGCATGGTTCTTGGTCAAGGCCAAAGGTCAGACGACTCTGGAGTTCGGTGACGAGTTCATCGATCAATACGATGACATCGACATCATCCTTGACGCAAAAAATGGATAGACCGCAACGGAGACATCTACGAGGTCGCTTCTGTTGCGGTGTTGACTGGTATCGCGCCCAACGCGCTACTGGAATGCGATCCAGCGATTTACACCGCTATCAAGGCGATATTGCAACAACGTAGCATCGCACAGCAGCAGGCTCGAAGGAGGCGATGATGGCAACGGAACGAGCTGTCTATGCTCCTGACTTGGACAAAATGATGAAAGATCTGAAGAAGTTAAATCCGGAGTTGCGTAAGGATTTTAACAAAGCACTGAATAGAGCTGTAGCACCCGTTAGAGACGAGGCGCGTCGTCTTGTGCCGACTGACAATCCTGTACGAAACTGGCGTCAAGTAGAGCCGACTTATACTTATGGATCATGGCAGACTGACACCTATCATCGCAGTCGAGATTTTAAACAAGGATCGCAACGCTGGACTTGGCGACCAATAGAAGTGCGACGTGGCATCAAGATAACACGAACAAAGTTTCGAACTGGTCGCAGTCTTTTCGGTCGAGAAGAAGTTACTGCTCTGGCAATCATCAATAGTTACCCTGGCGGCGTCATTTACGAACTGACAGGCGCTGGGACTGCTGCATCCCGTCGTCGCACTAAGAACGTCAGCCGAAACCCTAATGCGCCACGAGACTTCGAACTAGCAATGAATCGACGTGGCAAGCCTCGACGTCTGCTATACAAGGCTGCTGAATCCAAAGGTCAACAAGCCATGCGAACAGTGCAAGATGTCATGGAAAATCGACTCTTTAAGTTTACAAGGGGTTAAACATGGCCACGAGAAACGTCATAGTCAACTTCCTGACCAAACTACAATCAAAAGGCATCGATCAACTTAATCGCAAGACTTCACAACTCAATA